TGTCTTATACCCAGAGCCAAGTTTTCCAAAAGCGATTTGCTTTGCAATGTTTGGGGAAAAACCATTTATAGACTCATAGCTTTCTAAGTTAGTTGAACTAGCACCCAATAACCAATAAGCATTTTGTCTATTTGCCGATGTTGTATCTGATGTTACTCTATATTTACCATCAGTATCTTTTATCCATCCTTTAAAATCGTCTTGCAAAGATGCTCTAACACCTCTTCTTATATCTATGTCTGCGAATAAAATCCAAGGCTCTTTAGAATTTGCGTCTCTCCAATATATTCTACCACCAGAAACCCTTCTGTTGTAAAAAGTTGAACCATCATCGTAGGCATATATATTAAATAGTAGTTTTTTAAAACCTTCTATTGTTAAAGTAGTGCTTGCTTTAGTAACTAAAGACTCTTGATTTCCATCATATATAAAAGTTCCACCAAACTCATACTCACCGGCACTATGGTTGCCATCTTCAGTAGCTTCTAATACTGATATTCCCCAACCTCTGCCAGATGAACTTGTTGTAAACTCAGTTGTTCCATTAATTGAACCATGAGAAGTAAATTTTACTTCAGATGGTTTAGATAAATCATTATCTTCTTCGTAAAAAGCAGGTAAGATAGTATTCCTAACTCCCTCAGTTGATGTTCCTATGTTAAACTGAAATTGAGTCCTGTCTATAAACCCATACCACCTAGGAGTAGACTCATTTCTAAAGTTAGCATCTGCTACCCTTAATGAAGAGTCTATATAGTAATAAACAAAATCTGAAACTTCATTAGTGTCTGATGTCCCAAGAACAGTTATCTTATCGTTTGCAAAAGAGCCAAGACTATCTGTAAAAATATCTATCTTACCATCATCTGTGTTACCTAAAGCTAAAAAACTATCTCCTACAAAACCAACCCTTTGTATATTTACACTAGTGCTTGATGATACATTTTCATCTGTAAGAGACTCAGATACCTCTATATAATTATATGCAAAATGATTATTCGTTCCAGTAGGATTCCAAGTAGAGCTTAAAAAAGATGCTGGGTCTAAATCAGAACCTATACCAGTTATAGTAAAAACTCCATTATTACTTGCAGTACCAGATATTATTATCTTAACAGGAAAAGAAGTTATTGAAGTAAGTATATTATTCTCAGTCCAAAAATTATCATTATTAATTCTTATAGTATCACTAGCTGCTAAAAATATTAAATTAGTCCCGTCTTTAGTTGAGTATGCACCTACTCCTGAAGTTGATATAGTAACCCCTCTAACTCCAGTAACATCATCAGATTCAAAATAATATAAACCATATCCGGGATTTAAAGAAGCTGTTTGAGAGTCTATAAAGTTTTCATTTAATTTAGTAGCCTCACCATTAGTAGCTGTTTCAAAACTACCACGAGGTCTCAACTCTCCTGCATTTAAAGTGTCAAAATTAGATATATTAACAGCTTCACCTATAGATAAATCCCTAGGATTCTTTACGTCGTTTATGCCTCTACTGAAATTATTTATATTAATAAACTGCTTAGGCATTAATCAAGTATCTCCACATGTACCAAGTCATCGAATCCATTATCTTTAACATCTCCGTCAGAGTCCCAGTCTCCACCCCAACGAACCTTAACATTAAGTTGCTTGGCTATTCCTCTAATCATTCCACCCATATAGTGAAACCCATCTCTATTCTTCCAGTCTATAGGATAAGGAGCTAGGTCTACAGCTTTACCTTTCATATGCTTAGAGTACTTAACTTTAGTAGCTCCTTTCTTTAACAACTCTTTCTGCCTTTCTTCTGTACGTAAACCTTCTATTATAGTAACATCCATAATCTTAATAAGCTCATTAAGAACATTAACCAGTTTAGTATCTACACCTTCTAATCTTTTTTTACTTGTCTTACCAAACCTAGGCATTATGCTCTCCTTACTTTCTTTGCAACTGATTTACTATATTTAGCTTTTTGCTTTCCCTTTGCAGTAGCTCTTTTCTTAGCTCTGTTAGTACTTGCTTTTTGAGAAGGACTGAGGCTTTTTCTAACTGACTCAGGTAAGTAACGACCACGTTTCTTCTTAGGTTTTTTCTTATCACCTTTACTAACATAGTCCCACTTCTGCTTACCCCACTTAGTCAAACTATTACTAGATGACTTAGCTCCTTTATATCCACCACCTGCTTTCTTATATCTTGCAGTAGCTAGTTGAGCTTTACGTGCAGACCATTGTCCTTTTCTTCCACCTTTAGTACCAGACTTAACAGAAGAAACAATTCGTTTCCATAATGCTGGTTTTGTTTTTGTAGCTGACGCCATTATTTCTTTTTAGGCTTAGAGTGTTTCATTTGTACTTTAAACCCAGCAGTAAGACTAGCACCTTTATGGGGTTTAAACGCACCACTATGCTTCATTAACTTAAGACCCTTACCTGACTTCATCCAATGATAACCTGCAGGAGCTTTAACTTTTTTATTCATATTACCACTTCACCTTATCCGCCCAATAAGCAGCAGACATTTTACCCTTAGCTATATTCTTACCATGTCTTGCCTTGAACGACTTTCTTTTCATTTTCATTCTTCTGGATTCACCAGCTTTTGGTTTACCTGCTGTACTAGCACCCTTCTGACCAAACCTAATTGTTTTAATCTTAGACCCTTCCTTAGCCACAACAATATGACTTTTCTTAGGATGTCCCGGAGTACGCTTAGGCTTGTTAAATCCAGATACTCCAGCTCTTTTTAATCTAGGGTCTTTCTTGGCAGGCATACTATTTACCCTTCATTAATCCAATAACTAAGTCTTGGATAACTTCTACTAATTCTTTAAACATCTTACCTTCTTTTTCTTCCTTAACAAAAGGTATATTGATTTTATCGTTTAACATCTCAGCCATCTTATCAGAAAAATCATCTGATGCTATGTGACCTATTGCCTGCTCTTGTACTATTTCAGCTTGCTCTTCAGCCAACTTAACTAACATTGTTTTAATATCCATTATGATTCCTTTGTTTTTTTAATTTTATAATATAAATATATTATATTCATTATTCCAATTATAATACCTAATACGTATGGTAGTAAATCCATAAAGAGTAAAGCACCACTACCTACACTACCTACAGAAACTTTTAAACTATCCATTAATGTCTCCCATTGCCGTTCATTCGTGACATAATACCATCCATTCGTGATAGTTGTTTTTCTAAATCTGATACTGCCTCCATCATCTGCTCATATCTTCTATCTCTTACAGCGTCTGACTCATTCCATCTGCTAATTAATTTGATTATCATTCCTTCCATATTGTTAATACTTTCAGATTGACCCTTGTTCTCTACCTCTAATTCTTTCAAAGACTCTTGTTGAGACTCTGACTTCTTTGACAATGACATAACTAAATAAACAAGTAATGCTCCACATATACCTATCATTCCTGCTTCGCCATATATTGCCATCATGTCCATTACTTCCTCCGCTTTTTACCCCAACCCAAAGGATTGATATTTATTTCTTTTTCGTAAAACTTTACTTTTTCTGCCAACTCTTCTCGTTCAATCCTTTCTTCCACGATATGTTTATCAAGTAAATTCCCAATTCGTTTATCTGCATCAGCAAGACTATTTTCAAGTGTTCCCAATCTAGTCTCAATCCTATAGTAACCATACACGAGAGTGCCAACCAGAACAAGAATTTGTCCAAACCACTTGAGGTTAATACTGACAACAGCATTGTCATCCACAACACTACCTCTATAACTCCTAGCTGTTTTGACATCATCACTCATTTCCTCTTAACTATTTCCCAACTGTTATGTGTAAAGCACCACATATCTCTATCAAATCTTACGTTATCTGAATAAAAATGTGATGTAGAATCTTGGTCTACTACTTCAACAAATGTATACATTGGATTTTCCATATCTGCATCAATCCCCATAACCGTCCAACCGTTTGAACAACTACTTAACATAAGTGTAGTAAACATTAATATTATAACTCGTATCATAAACAACTTCAAAGTCTCCCGTTTTTAGTTTTTTAATTTTAAAATCTTTTTTATTTTTTCTTTTATCCATGACCATGCTCCAGTTTTCTTGTTTGCATTTCTGAATCTATTCTTTAACCTTTCGGTTCTCCTTATCCTCTGTAAGCTATGCATACTGCTGTTGAGTCTGTGTGATTTATTATACCATTAAAGTTTCCATATAGTATTTCACCGGGTATTAAATTAACAAACGAACTTATATTGTCTCCAATATTAGATGTTACTTTTATTTTTAAAAACTCAGTAGTACCACTAGAGTCCTTTCCTAGAGCTTGTATTGCAATCCAAGAACCAGTATCTGGGTTCACAACATTAGTATCGTGTTCAGCTATTACATCAAAGCCATTTTGACCTATTAATAGATTAGCCGCTTCTTTCTCTGTATACTTATATAAAGACATTTTAGCTTCCTACTTCTGTTATTACATGGTTTACTAGTTTATGCTTACCGATAATTACCCTACCATTACTAGTGGTATGTTTATCTTCACACTTACTAACATATAATTCTTCTATTGTTTCCCAACTATTACTTCTTCTTTCTACTTCGCCATCTATAGTTAAGAAGTATTTATATGATGAAGGGTATGTCAGGGTCTCAGTTGTACCATCTGGGTAACTCTTTGTACGAGTAGCACCGGGAGTAGTATTCCTGTATACCTTAATATCATGACCCTGAGCACACCTTCGAATCAACATTAAGCTACTTCTACCTCTTCAGGTTTAGCTAATGATTCTCTAAGCATATTAATGAACGCTTCTTTACCAACAGATAACTGGTCAGCCATAAACTGATTGCTGTTCTGTTTGTTCTGAATGTCGTTAATATGATTTACCATCATCTTTTGCTCATCAGTCATATCCTCAATGATATATTCTTTATCATCTAGGTTCAAGACTGGCT